CCGGGGCGGATGGTGAGGCGGACCTTCGCGAGCGTCCCCTTGGGGATCAGGTTCGGGTTGGACTGGGCGTCGTTGTAGTCGTTCCAGGCAGCCATGGTGCTTCTGCTCCGATCAGGTGTTGGGGGTGGGGGCGGGCAGCGCGATCGACGGCGCGCCGTGCGCGTCGATCGGCGGCGATGGGCTGCGGATTTTCTGGAAGAGCTGCCCGAGATGCGGCGGCTCCAGCATGTCGAGCCGGCCGCTGCGATCCTTCGCGGGATAGCCCCAGGGGTTCAGCGTCTGGCAGACCAGGCCACGGAAGGACGCGACCGCAGGTTGTCCGGGTGCAACGTCCGGCTTGATCTCGGCCAGCGTCATGACCTGATCGACGATGCCGGGCAGCTCGAGGCCGGTCTTGCTGCCGTCGATCTGCGGCACGAAGACGCGGCGATTGAAGTCGTCGAGCTTCTCGTCGAGGATTCCGACGAAGATCACATTGCGCCCGCGCGCATGCTGCAGATGCGTGAGCCAGGCGATCATCTCGCGGCCATGCAGGCCGTAGGCGCCGCGGATATCAGGCTTGCCGGTCTTCTCGGAATGCGCCTCCGGCTGGCCGCGGCACCACTGGAAGCAGAGCCGGCCGGCGACCGTGATGCTGTCCACGAAGATCGTGGCGAAGCCGTCCATGCGCGCCGGATCGCCATAGGCCTGCAGGACGCGCGCATACTGCGCGGCGGAATAGGGTTGGTCGTCGCGTAACGCGGGGTTGGGGCCGGCCAGGAACAGCGCGAGGTCGCGGCATTCCTCCCAGGTGCGCGGACGGATGGATGCGCCACGCCAGTGCTGCACGGCGAGATCGCCAGCCTCCAGATCGATGAAGAGCGTGGTGCCCTCATCGAGCGTAAGGAGGAGGTAGGTCTTGCCGATGCCGCTCTTGCCGAAGATCACGGCCTTGATGCCGCGCGCCTCAGCCTGCCGCTCGTCGGCGGTGATGATGCGCAGCGCCATCAGCGGCCTCCCCGCAGCGGGATGACGCCGGCGCCATGCGGGCTGTCGCGCAGCGCCGTCTCGGACATGATGGCGAGGCGATAGGTGGCGCGGCCGGTGCGGACCGTGCGTGCCGGCTCGAAGGCCTGGCGGATGCGATCAGGCCAGGCGGTATAGGCCCGCTCCGAGACCTTGAAGCTGACCTCGACGTACTGGCCGGGATCCTCGCCGCCAGCGCGGATCTGCTCGGACAGCGCGGCAAGCCGCGCCTGATCCCAATCCACCTTCTTCGGCAGATCGACCGCGATCTCCACGGCGCCGTCCTGGAAGCGAACGGTGCCGGTGTCCTTGCCAGCAGCGGCACGGGCGCCGATGGCACGCTGCTCGTAGCGGAGCGCGATCGCCGCCTCGATCCAGTCCTGCATGCGCTTGGCGGCGTCCAGCGCCTCGCGCGCATCGGTCTGCAGCAGCGCCAGATGCTCGGCCGGCAGCGCGATGACGTCGCTCACCGGCATGTGGCGCAGCGCGTCGAGGGTGGGGCGATTGGTGAGCAGCGCGTCCATCACGCGGCCTCCGCGAGCAGCATCGGCAGGATGGCGGAGGCGCTGCGGCGCGGGCGGCGGCGGGCGACGAGGATGTAGGCGTAGTCCTCGTAGCCATGGCGGCGCTGCACGATATCGGCGAGGCCGAGTTCGGCGAGCTTCCACGCACGGGTCGCCAGGCGCTGCAGCGCGGTGCGCTCCTGCTCGGGGAGGCACTGCAACTGTGGGCAGACCTGCCGGGCGAGCGCGCCACGGTGGTAGGTGATGCTGTCGCCGGGGGCCGCGGCGCCGAGCCAGGTGCAGAGGGAAGCCTCGGTGAGAGGCGGCACCACTGCGCGGATGTCGGTGATGTTGGTGTCCATGACAGCCATTACTCATCCACCTCCAAATCCGTATCAGGCGGCGGAGGGGATGCCGGCGGCGAGCAGCCGCAGGCGGATTTCCCGGATCCGGCGATAGATGCGCATGCGCGGCATGGTCTTCTGCTCGCCGAACTCGTGCGGCGTGTGCTCGCTGAGCGCGGCGCAGAGCGGGTAATCCTCGGGGGCGATCGCACCAGCCGCGCGCTCCAGATCGAGGCGGCGCTCCAGTGCGGCGATGGCGTCGGTGGACTGGCCGCACCACGCGCCGTATCCATCGGCCTCTGCGATCGTGTCGCCCAGCGTCAGGCCTTCGGTGTTGGGGACAACATCATCGAGGGAGCGCGGATGGCGGGCCTCACGCTGGCGACGGACTTTGCCCGCGATCAGAGCGGCAGCATTCCGGATGCAGACCCGGGCGAAGGCGCCGAACTCGCCCTTCGCGGGGTCGTAGGCAGGAAGACGGGTCAGAAGATCGACAAGAAGATCCTGGCGGAAGTCTTCGCGATCCTCAGGCGGCAGGCCGAGGCTGCGGCACAGGGCCGAGGCTGCAACGCCGGCGAGATGGTGGGCCGGAGCGAGGTCGGGGAGATTGGGGCGGGAAGCCATCGGTGGTCCTTTCCATCGAGTTGATGGGCGGACCGTGCCGTTCGCGGGGGGGATTCAACCTGTGTGGAAGCTATCCGAACCTATGCGGAAGCTATTCTGCTCGTGCGTCCGAGCGTCGAAACCAGATGCGGTCAGCCGGCAGCCGAAGCTCGTACCCTACACCGCGAACGGTCCGGATGAGCGCGTCCGAGGCTTTCTCTTCCGGTGACGCTGCTGCCGCAATGGCCTTCTTGATGGCCGAGATGACCAGTGTCACCTGCTCGTCTCTCGGCTCCTCGCCATGGGTCGAGTATCTAGCGAGAACATCCAGGATCGCACCCCTCGAAACGATGGGATCGCGGTCGGCAGCCGCACCGGCGAGTTCTCGCAGGGCGTGGAATTCACGGGGGGTCAGCGAAAGCTCGCTGCCCCGAAAGGCCGCAACCGAGCGAATCTCGTCGATCTGCAGAGCATCCTCGCGCGGAGCCGCATCCTGTCCGCTGACAAGATCGTCGAGCAGCATTCGGAAAGGCGCGGGCAGGGCGCCAGCTATGCGCTCGGCGACGGGGCTGATGGTGACGCCGAGTGGCTGAATCAAACGAAGCGTCTCGGGACTGAGGAAGCGCAATGTCGGTGTCATGATGATCACGCGACCCGCACCATGGCGTGCCTTGATGGCCGACAAGGTGTCCAGCGCATTCCGGTCGGACAGGAGTCGTACCAGGTAGACGCCGCACGGGTACGGTTTGGCCGGGACGGCACCGATGCGCACAACCCGTGCGTCCAGCAGTTCCAAAGGCGGACCCGTGATCCCGCTGTCCCGGCGGATTGCGACCGCCGTCGCGCGAAAGTCGATGTCGAGCGAACGCGCATGCAGATCATCTTGGACGACGGTGAGGTAGGGCTCGCCATCGACAAACTCGACATCCGCTGCGTCCGCCTCGTCCAGCGGTGGACGCCAGGCCAGGATGCCCACTTGGCGGAGGTGATCTCGAAGCGGCTCCCACCCTACGCACGCTGCGGCGGGCAGCGCGCGGATGGGATGCAGATCAATCTGCTGCAGCAGCGAGGCGAGCAGGGTCGTCATCCATCAGAAATCCGTTGAGCCGAAGGTGCTCGAAAATCCGGGCCTCGAGCAGATGGTCGCGAAAGGAGACTGTGTTGGGCACCTTGATCGCGACCGTGACGTCGCGTCGCTCCCCGTCGATTTCGAAGCGCATCCGCATCTTCAGCCCCGATACCCTCAAGGTCGAGAGATCGATGTCTGGACACACGCGCTCGACCCGGGACACGGAATTCAGGGTGTCGGTCATACGGAGGCTCCACGGGGAACCTCCGCGGCCACCTTTGCCTGCTTGCCCCTCATCGATCTCGATCTCGACGACCTTGACGCTTTTCAGATCATCGTCCCAATCGTTCTCGAACTTCCAGGTGGTGCCCTTCTTTTCGATTGGCGCCAAATGGTAAAGTTGATCGCTCTTCGGACCAGAGAAAAAGTCGGGATCGTCGAGGAGATGTTCGGCGAATAGCTGTACCAGCTTCAGGCGCTCTACCTTGGCGCGGGCCGCCACCTTGATGAGCCCCGTCTCTGGCTCGAAGCAAATGGCGTCTGCTGTGATCTCGCGCACAGGACGCGTCGTCTGCCGGCCGCCCTCCTCCACGGGAAGGATCACGGCGTTCATGCCGTGCTCAACCAGCAGATTGATGTGCGTGGACTCCGGGTACCAGTAGACGTCGCAAATTCGCCCCTGGTAGCGCCGCGCGAAGTATTCCCGGCAGGCGGCCTTGAAAGCTTCCCGTGCCGTCTCGTCCTCGTGCCGCGGCACCACTCCTTTCCTGGCTCCGATCAGCCTGAGGGGGGATGATGCGAAAAACGCGTGCCGATGGACCGCTCGCTGAAAGATGTCGCGGTGGTGCAGGTAGGCGATCAGAGCGAGATGGCGCGCGGTCAGGCGCTTCCGATCGTCGGCGGGTGCCGGTTCGGCTTCCTCGGCCAGCCGTACGCCGCGCTCATCGGCAATCTCCTGAAGCGCCCGCGCTCCATTCGGCGTCGAAAGAGTCAGTATTGAGTGAAGCGCATCCAACAATACATCGGGGAACTCGTCACCGCGCTCCCGGAAGAGGTGGAAGAGGGCATCCCGCTGGGCAGATTCGTCTTCAGGAAGCTCAAGCCACTTAAAGGCCATGTCTGGCTCATGCGGCGCAAGGAGTTCTCGAAGAAGGCCAAGGTCGACCGTCTGCATGAACAGGCGGTTCACGAAGTTTCGGACGTTCTTGGCCAAGCGAAGCTCCGATTGATGATTCGTAATCTTTCTATCGGAGGTTGTGAGCACGGCGCAACGGTCACGTGATACGGATTCTGGCCTTGCCGAGTAATGGCTTGGGATGAGCCTTCCCGCATCCGGCCCGATGAACCAGCAGCTCCCGCCGCACCTTCGGGAGGTTTGCTCGATCCTGGCCGCCGGCCTGGTGCGGCTGCGCAGCCGCGCTGCCGAGGATGATGGGCGGGATGAGGAGATAGCTCGGGGGGCGGGAGACGTTCGCCTACACTCCACCGCCAGGCAGCGCCTGCATGCGAACCCCAACAGGAAGGGACTCGCATGACCAGACGATCCACCGCCGCGCCCGCGCCGGCGCCCACCATCCCGAAGATCCCACCGACGCAGGTGCTGGGCCGGCTCGCCGCGCTGCAGGCGGCGCCGACCGCCACGCTGAAGCAGCAGTGGCGCGAACTGTTCGGGAAGGAGCCACCGCCCTGGAACCGGGCCTACATCCAGAGCCGACTGGCCTATCGCATCCAGGAATTGGCCTATGGCGGGCTGAAGCCCGAGACCGTCGACCGGCTGGTGGCGCTGGGCGAGCAATTGGACGGCGGGAACGTCGTCCTGCGCCGCATCCGTGCCGACAGCCGGCCGCTGGCCGGCACGCGCCTGATCCGCGAATGGCAGGGCGTTCAGCACGTGGTCACCGTGCGCGTCAACGATTTCGAATTCGAAGGGCGGCCCTACCAGTCGCTCTCGGCCATCGCGCGCCACATCACCGGCACGCGCTGGAACGGCTGGACGTTCTTCGGGCTGCGCCAGCCGGGAGGCTCCGCATGAGGGCGCGTGCCGCCGCCGGCATGGCTATGCCGGCCACCACGAAGAAGCTGCGCTGCGCGGTCTACACGCGGAAATCCACCGACGAAGGGCTGGAGAAGGAGTTCAACACCCTCGACGCGCAGCGCGACGCCTGCGAGGCCTATATCACGAGCCAGCGCGCCGAGGGGTGGATGCTGGTCCGCGACCGCTACGATGACGGCGGCTTCTCTGGCGGCACGCTGGAGCGGCCTGCGCTGCAGCGTCTCCTGCGCGATATCCAGGCCGACCTGGTCGATGTGATTGTGGTCTACAAGATCGACAGGCTCAGCCGCTCCCTGATGGATTTCGCCAAGCTGGTGGAGGTGATGGACGCGCATGGCGTGACGTTCGTTTCCGTGACGCAGAGCTTCAACACGACCACCAGCATGGGCCGGCTGACGCTGAACATCCTGCTGAGCTTTGCCCAGTTCGAACGCGAGGTCATTGGCGAGCGAATCCGCGACAAATTCGCCGCCTCCCGCGCCCGCGGCATGTGGATGGGGGGCAAGGTACCGCTCGGCTACGACGTCGTGGCCAGGAAGCTGGTAGTTAACGAGGCCGAGGCCGCGCGGGTGCGGCGTGTGTTCGAGCTCTTCGTCGAGACAGGCTCGGGCGTCGAGGCTGTGCGGCGCCTGCAGGCCGAAGGCGTGACGGCGAGATCCGGGCGCCCGCTCGACAAGGGCGACGTCTATAAGCTGCTGAACAACCGGACCTATGTCGGCGAGGCCGCGCACAAGGGGCAGATCTATCCCGGTGAGCACCAGGGCATCGTGCCGCGGGAGCTGTGGGACCGGGCGCACGCCGTGCTGCAGATCAGCCCAAGGGTGCGCGCCAACCAGAACCGGGCGCAGACGCCAGCGCTGCTGAGGGGGCTGATCTTCGGTGTGGACGGGCGGGCACTGTCGCCGACCCACGCCAGGAAGAACGGCCGGCTCTACCGCTACTACGTGGCGCAGCGTGTGCTGAAGGGGGATGCCGTCAGGGACGACACCATTGTGCGCCGGGTGTCAGCGGCGGAGATCGAGGCGGCAGTCGTGGACCAGGTTCGAGCGCTGCTGCGGCAGCCGGAGATCGTGGTCGGCACCTGGCGGGCGGCGCGTAGGGAGGCGCCGGATCTGACCGAGGGCGAAACGCATGACGCGCTGCATCGCCTCGACCCACTGTGGGAGCAACTGTTCCCGGCGGAGCAGGCGCGGATTGTGCGGTCGCTGGTGGAGCGGGTGGTGGTTGGCCCGGCCGGCGCCGACATTCGGTTGCGGCTGGACGGGCTCGGCGGCCTCGTCCGCGATCTAACCGCCATCCGGCCCGATACCTTGAGGGCCGCAGCATGACGGCCGCCACCAGCATCACGGTCCGGGTGCCACTCGCCGTCCGGCACCGGCCGGGGCGGAAAACCGTCGTGACACCGATGACCGATGGAGTCGCGCCAGTCACAACGAGGGCCGACCCGGCGCTGGTGAAGGCGCTGGCACGGGCGTTCCGATATCAGCGCATGCTCGATCAGGGACGGTATGCCTCCATCACCGAGATGGCGGCCGCCGAGCGCCTCGAGCGGGGCTACTTAGGCAGCCTCCTCCGGCTGACCCTCCTGGCGCCGGACATCGTGTCGGCCATCCTGGACGGCCGGCAGTCGGAGGGCCTGACCGTGGCCGTGCTGGCCGGTGGGGTGCCGGTGGTTTGGGATGCCCAGCGCATCACGTTTGGCGCGAACAGCGCCGAAGCTCCACCGACCAACAGGATCGACAACGCACAAACAGGGCTGGCGAATCACCGGCCCTTATGAAAGAAATAGGGCGAAAATCTTCCTTGCTCAGCCCCTAGCGAAAGTCCCCTTTCATAAGGATGCCCCAGTCCAGTCGCCAAAGCCGCCTCGGGCGATACGAAATTACCACCGTCGGGGGCGAGGCGGCGCGTGCCTTCGTGCCGCCTCCTTTGCCGCCCATCCCGCCGATCGACGTCTCAAGCCTGTTGGTGCCGCTGCAGCGGGCGCAAATGGCCCTGGGCCGCCTCGACGGCATGGCTTCCATCCTGCCGGACACCGGGCTGTTCCTCTACATGTATGTCCGCAAGGAGGCGCTGCTCTCGTCGCAGATCGAGGGCACGCAATCCTCCCTGTCGGACCTCCTGCTTTTTGAGAGCGACGAAGCACCCGGCGTGCCCCTGGACGATGTTGCCGAGGTCTCCTGCTACGTCGCGGCGCTGAACCGGGGGCTCGAATTACTGCGTGGCGGGCTGCCGCTCTCGCTTCGCCTCATCCGCGAGATCCACGCCGTGCTGCTCTCCTCCGGCCGTGGTGCCGGCAAGCAGCCAGGGGAGTTCCGCTCCTCGCAGAATTGGATCGGCGGTCCGCGTCCCAGCCTCGCTGCCTTCGTTCCCCCGCCGGCGCAGCACGTCATGCCCTGCCTCAGCGACATGGAGCGGTTCATTCATGCCGAGACACCGGAACTGCCGACGCTGCTCAAGGCCGGGCTGGTGCATGTGCAGTTCGAGACGATCCATCCTTTCCTCGATGGCAATGGCCGCCTCGGTCGCCTGCTCGTCACCTTTCTGCTCTGTGCCGAGGGGATGCTGCGCGAACCGATCCTCTATCTCAGCCTCTATCTGAAGACGCATCGGCAGACCTACTACGACCTGCTGCAGCGCGTGCGTGAGCAGGGGGAATGGGAAGCCTGGCTGCGCTTCTTCCTCGATGGCGTTGCTGAGACGGCGGAAGGGGCGACCGAGGCCGCCCGGCAGATCCTTGCGCTGTTCGCGGAAGACCGCGCGAAGATTGAGGCGCTGGGGCGCAGCGCCGGCTCCGCGCTTCGCCTCCATGACCTTCTGAAGGCGCAACCCCTGCTGTCAGTGGCGACGGCAACGGCGCGGCTGAATCTGTCGCATCCCACGGTCGGGGCCACGATCACTCGGCTGGTGGATCTCGGCATCCTGCGCGAGACGACGGGGCGCCAGCGCGGCCGCCTCTTTGCCTATGGCCGGTACATCGACATCCTCAGCCGCGGGACGGAGCCGTTACCGCGATGAATAACGCGAGCAATCGCTGGAGCACACAGTAGATGGCAACGAAGAAGCCGAAAGCCGTTCCGAAGACTCCTTTCCCGCCTGACGCCGGCACACTGCACCGTGAAGGCGACTGGCTTTGGATTCCGTTGCGCTCCGAGTGGCGCGATGTGTCGGCCAAGCCCGAGGAAATTGTCCGCCAGACCTACATCCGCCATCTCGTCGAAAGCCTTGGCTATTCCCTCGATCAGATGGATCAGGAACGGCGAATCCAGTCTGGCCACCGGAGTCCACGAGCCGACATTGTGATCTGGGACACTCCGGCGAAGAAGGCCCTCGATCCAAGCCCGGCACCCGTCCTCGTCGTCGAGTGCAAGTCCGAGGCGGTCGATATCAACATCAAGGATTTTTATCAGGGCGAAAGCTACACACGCTCCGCCGGCTGCGAGTTCTTCATCGCGCACAACACCCGCTTCACCGCCATCTTCAAGCTGGTGCCCGGTCTGCCCGGCGAGTTCGTCCAGATCAGCGATATTCCCAAGGCCAGCGACTGGGGCGACGCCAAGCGGATCGAGGAGATCAAGAACAAGCTCCGCGCCTTCAACCGCAAGGAGTTTCAGGATCTCCTGTTCAAGTGCCATTCGATCCTGCGCGACGTGCACAAGATGGACCCCGGCCGCGCCTTCGACACCATCTCGAAAATCCTATTCGTCAAAATGTATATCGAGCGTTCCGGCCTGCACGGCACCTTCACCGTCGAGTATCTCGATGCCCGGGCAAAGGTTCGCCTCCCGACCGATTCCGCCGTGCATGACGGGCTCTTTGATCAGACGAAGGCCTACTACAAGGCCGACGATCTGTTCACGGCCGGCGACCGTCTCGATATCTCGGAGGCCACCTTCCGTCGCATCGTCAAGGAGTTGCAGGCCTTCGATCTGTCCAAGACCGGCGATGACATCAAGGGCCTCGCCTTCGAGCGCTTCCTCGGCACCACGTTTCGCGGCGAGCTCGGGCAGTTCTTCACGCCGCGCCCAGTCGTCGATTTCATGGTCAGCATGCTCGATCCAAAGGAAGGCGAGCTGATCTGCGATCCGGCCGCAGGGTCGGGCGGGTTCCTCATTCGCGCTTTCGAGCATGTGCGCAGCGAAATCGGTGCGGCGATCCAGGCCGAGAAGGACAAGGCCCGCGCCGATATCGAAGCGCTCGGCCTCGATCCGGACGAAGAGGAACGGCGGATCGACCAGGCCTTCGCCACGCTGAACAGGGAGCTTCTGCCCTCGGACGACCAGAACAAGCCGGTCGATACCCGCGTGGGGCGCCTCGCCTGGAACTGCATCTTTGGCACCGACGCGGAACCGCGCGCCGCGCGCACGGCCAAGATGAACATGATCATGCATGGCGACGGCCATGGTGGCATCCACTACCATGACGGCCTGGTCGACATTAACGGCATCTTCCCCGGCCGCTTCGACATCATCATCACCAATCCTCCCTTCGGATCGAATGTCGGCGACGACCAGAGGGTCGGCGGCAGCGACGAGACCCGCGTCCATGACGATCAGGCCTACAAGGACCGCTGCATCGCAGCGCTACGGCGCGCCGTGGGAGGAAAGCCACAAGCAAATGCTCGCCGCATCGGCGGCGAAGACGAAAATCCTCGATCTGTTCGAGATCGGCAAAGGCAAGGCCAACCGCGCCACCGAAATCGTCTTCGTCGAGCGCTGCCTCAAGCTGCTGAAGCCCGGCGGACGGATCGGCATCGTCCTGCCCGACGGCAACCTCAACAATCCCTCACTTACATGGCTGCGGCGCTGGTGCGAGGGCAAGGCCAAGCTCCTCGCGGTGGTCAGCCTGCCGGAAGAAACCTTCCGCTCGGCGGATGCTACGGTGAAGGCCTCGCTGGTCTTTCTCAGGCGCTTCACCGAGGCCGATCAAGCGGCCTGGGACGCGGCTTGGACCGCCGCGCATGCGACACATGACACGGCGTTCAACGCCGAGCGCGACAAGCTCTGCACCGATTTCGGCCCGCGCATCGTCTCGGGCGATGACAAGGACGCCGCGAAGATCCTGAAGGCGCTGTCGGCGATCGGTGCCAGGCGTGTGCCGCCGGCCTGGTTCTCGGCTGATCCGCCGCCCTACCCGAAGAGCATCGGCGCGACGAAGCTGAGGAAGGCGAGCTGGGACGATCAGGCGAAGGACCGCAAGAAGGCGGCGGCGCTGAAGAAGGACTACGCCGCGGCTTTCACCGACGATGTCGCGAAGGCGGCCGACGCGTTCACCCGCGAACTCGCCGCCGCCTTGAAGGCAGTGGACGAGCGCCACAACGCCGCGTTGTGGGCGCATGTGCGCGATGCCTTCGACTATCCCGTCTTCGTCGCCGCGCCGAAGTCCGTCGGCATCACCTCGACCGGCGAGACGGGCGAGAATGTGCCGACCGATTTGCCCGCGCTGTTGGAAGCCTATCGCCGCTTCGAGGTGTGGGCAGAGGCGGGAGCGAAGCCCACGGAGGCGCCGGATTTTTCCCTGCCCTCCGCTGCGTGATCCGCCAGTGGAGGGCTCTCGAGCCCTGGATCGGTTCTGAAGATGCCGTGCATCGGCATTCTCACCATGCTTTGACTGCATTGCGCGATGTGATGAAACCGCGCCGTGAAGCCGTCGTCGTCAATGGCACGTTTGGCGATTGGGCGCCGATCACTGTGCATCTTGATGGCGAAATATCGGTACGCGATCGCTCGGCGCCCTACAAGGGAGCCATGTTCGCCGTCTATCCGGGTGACATCGTGTTTTCGAAGATCGACGCACGCAGCGGCGCGATCGGGATGCTTCCGGCGTCGATTCCCAAGGGCGTCGTCACGCCGGAGTTCCCGGTCTTTGTCGCTGATCCGGCCAAACTGGATGCCGGATTCGTGCAGCGCATCCTGCGAACGGGCGGCTTTCTGAAGGCGCTTCGGTCGAAAGCGACTGGCACGAGTGGACGCAAGCGCATCTCGCCTGAAGCGTTTCTGGACCTGCGAATCCCCCTCCCCGATCTCGCCGAGCAACAGGCAATCGTCGCGGCTTATGATGCCGTGCTGAAGGGAGCAGCGGCGAAGGAACTGGCGGCGGACGCCGCCGAGGCGAAGGCCATGGCCGATTTCGAGGCCGCTCTCGGCTTCGCGCCGCCCGTGCCCTTGCCCGACAAGCCCATCTTCGTCGCTTCGTTCAAGGACCTCGACCGCTGGAGCCACGAAGGCGTCCTGCGGGGCGTTCTGAAACTTACCGATCCAGTTCCGGCCTTTCCGATGTCACTGCTCGGAACAGTGGGCAAGGTCAGCTACGGACTTCAAAAATATCCTGGCAATCGTCCCGGTTTGCACGCACGCCCCTATCTGCGGGTCGCAAACGTTCAGCGTAATCGTCTTGACCTACAAATTATAAAGACGATCAACGTTCCTGACGACGACATGCAGAAATATCGCCTTGAGGATGGTGACCTACTCTTGTGTGAAGGAAACAGCGCTGATCTTGTTGGCCGCGGAGCTATCTGGAGAAATGAGATCGCCGACTGCGTGCACCAGAACCACGTCCTGCGGGTTCGACTGGATCAATCGAAGGTGACGCCGGAATTCGCCTTGTCGGTTATCAACTCGAGCTATGGACAGGCGTATTTCCGAACCAAGGCGAAGCAAACAACAAATTTGGCTTCGATCAACAGCAAAGAAGTGGCGTCGTTTCCTCTGCCGCTTCCGCCGCTTCCTGATCAAATAACCATGATCGCCGCCCTTGATGCTGGGCGCGCCGCCGCTGCGCGGTTGCGCGCCGAGGCCGCCGCCGGCCGCGCCAAAGCATGGGCCGCGTTCGAGGCCGCCGTCTATGCTGCCGAGGCCACAACGACGGCGCCGGCGCCGGCGCCGAATCCCGCCAGCGAGGAAATTGCGGAGGCCCTCGCCTGATGTCGCCGCCTGCCGAGCCGGGCCGCGGCACAATGCGTGCCTTCCAGCGCACCATCGGCGTCGACTACTCGGGCGCGGAAACGCCGACTGCCAGCTTGAAGGGACTCCGAGTCTACCTGGCCGAGAGCGACGCCGCGCCCAGGGAGGTTCCGCCCCCGCCCTCGCCGCGCAAATACTGGACGCGGCGCGGCATCGCGGAATGGCTCGCCGAGCGCCTGGCCGAGGATGTGCCGACACTGGTCGGCATCGACCACGGCTTCTCCTTCCCGCTGCGCTATTTCGAGGCGCATGGCCTGCTGGCCGACTGGCCCGCCTTCCTCGACGATTTCCAGCGCCATTGGCCGACCGACGAGGATCACACCTATGTCGATTTCGTCCGCGATGGGACCGTCGGCAATGGCGCGGAGCGCCAGGGCAACGCCCGCTGGCGGCGGTTGACCGAGTTGCGCGCGGGCAGCGCGAAATCAATGTTCCATTTCGACGTGCAGGGCTCGGTGGCGAAGTCCACCCATGCCGGCATCCCCTGGCTGCGCTTCCTGCGCCAGCGGTTGGGCCCGCGCGTGCACTTCTGGCCCTTCGACGGGTGGGAGGTGCCTGCCGGGCGCTCCGCGATCGCGGAGGTCTACCCCGCCCTCTGGAGCCGCGGCTTCGCGCGGGATGGTCGCACCAGCGATCAGCACGATGCCTTCAGCATCGCCGCTTGGCTGGCGATGGCCGACCGGGACGGAAGCCTCGCAACCTTCCTGCAGCCACGCCTGAGCGCCCGGGACCGTGCCGTCGCCCAAGTGGAAGGGTGGATCCTCGGCGTTGCCGGTGCGCTGGACGCCGTTGGGGGCGTGACGATGCCGGAGGGAAGGGGTGCCGCTGATTCCCTTCACTGACCCAGAGAGAACCGCCGCTGCGCTGGTCGCCCGCAGGGGAGCCGCATGAGGACCACCGCCGACAGTGGTCACGCCCCCTGGATCGGATGGATGGTCGGCTTGGGGGTCAGGGCCGGGTATTCAGTCTCCGGTAGCGTTTGCCTGGCGGTCGACCTGTGGAATTTCCCCAAGCTCGGCGCAGAGAATTTCTAGTTAAATCAATGAGATAAAGGTTGAGGGTTAAATCGGGCCACCCCCGAGCTTCGGAGACTTTCTCGTCTCCGGAGAGCGATTTCCGGGGGTCGTTGCGTTCTCCAACCCCCAAGCCGCGGCAGCAAAACCCCAGGAAACCTGCGGTTCACGGCGCTGTCGGCTGAAAGAATTTGTGAGGTTGGGAAAACGATTGGAGCGGGCGAAGGGATTCGAACCCTCGACCCCGACCTTGGCAAGGTCGTGCTCTACCCCTGAGCTACGCCCGCGCTCCGTGCGGGCCGGGCTAATCGCATGCTCCGCGGGAGAATGCAAGCCACC